ATTTTTATGCTATACTCTCGAAGATGAGAGCCGCACCGAAAAGGTTGCTGGAGAAACTTGCATACCTGAAGGAGAGTACCGCCTCGGTTTTAGAACTGAAGGTGGCTTCGATGCCAAGTACGCCCACAGATTCTCTGATATACATATGGGGATGTTGGAAGTCCTTGATGTGCCTAATTTTAAATATATCCTTATTCATTGTGGTAACACAGATGAGGATACTGCGGGCTGTTTACTACTGGGTGATACGCAAGAAAATAACAACATCAAAGAAAACGGATTTATCGGGAGAAGCACCCACGCGTACTACAGGGTCTACCAAGAAGTTGCAGAAGCCGTTGAAAAAGAAGAAGAGGTGACTATAGTGTATAGAGACTTTGCAAATTGTTTAATCCTCTCACAAGCAGATGTGAGCGAATTTTTTGGGCAATGTTAGGGCTAGGATCGAGTTTAGTACAAGGGTCCTCCTACAGCGAAACACTGTGGACCAACACTCACAGTGCCTTTCTTGATGGAACTAACGATTTTTTTGACACGAATTATAGTACTAACGCAGTCTGGAGAACAAGTTTTACTGTTATGGGACATTTTTGGATGTTAGACGGTCAGCCAGGAACAGCACAAACGTTATTTGGATTAAATGCGGGTGGTGCAGGAACCCCCGACGAAGTACACTGCTTTGTAGATACAGACGGAACAGTGGTACTTCGTCATGTGTCTAATGGCGACTCAGCTACCACTACTACAGATGCAGCTGTTTTTGCTAACGGCAGTACACTCGGCTTCCATCATATAGCTGTTACTGTTCAGAAACAAGGTACAGGTAGCCTTCCAACTCTTTACAAGATATACAAAGACGGATCAGAGGTAGCCTCTACTACAGCTAATGCTATGACGGCAGAAAACCATCTTTTGATAGATCTTGACGCAACAACTTTGCATTTTGGAGCTAAAGGCATTTCAGGCAGTGCGCCCACAGGACATTACGGTGGGTTTATGGACGAGTTAGCCTTAGTTCAAAGCACTTTGTCGGCTACCGCAGTTGCAGAGGTATACAACAGTGACTCCGCTATAGACCTAATGCTTCCTTTATATACTGGTTCCAACAAGCTCTTGTTATACTACCATTTAGATAACAATTCAGATGATGAAAAAGGAACTTCCGACGGAACTATGACAGGAGCCATCTTTAGCACTTTTGCTGTTGCTCCGTAATCTGCGGTTAGCTTTCAAGCTCACGGTACACTCTTTGCACAAGGAGTCTAGCTTTTTGAGTTAGCGCATATCTAACCCTATAATTAAACTTAGTTTCATCCCTAAAGAGATGATCTTCATATGTATTAGAGGGGGTTAGTTTATCAAAGTGTTTATATATATACCCTTTATTAGCTAAGGGGTAGATAAATCGGTTCTTGGTGTTGTTCTTATTCATCTCCATATCCGTGGAGGCAAAATCTATGGTAAAGAACTGAAGGTCATATCCCCACAGCAAGAACTCCACCTCACTAAAGGATAGCTCGGTAGTTTTATTTATCCTCTTCTTAACTTGTTTTATCCGCTTAAGGTTATTTCTTAATATATATTTCTTATCTTGCAGTGCGAAGTCTCTGAAAAGACGCGTTTTTGGAACTCTACTTTTAGGCATTGAAATGAATTTATTACGTAAAGATATGGAAGAACAGGCATTTTTCTTAGAGATTCAACGTTTATCTATGGAGATGGATGAAATTATACATAAGCACGGGATGCAGGATAGGGTAGTTTCGATAATGGTAACGGGGCTTACAGATGAGGACATTATGGGGAACTCAAGACTGCAGGCTATATATAGCTACAGCTTGGAGTCGAGAGAAGAATTAGATAGTATATTAGACTTTATAAATAACACCTGGGATGATAGTGATACAAAAAGCAACACAGGATATGACGGTATAGATGACCTACTAGACGGAACAGGAATAGAATTAGAATAAAATGGAAGGACTTATTAGAAAAATTGTGGTCGGGAGAGACCCTAAAGATGGTATGGCTTACTATATTGGGATGAGAGCAGGGGCAGGAAAGGTAAGCACAATAGTACAGGATGATCGCCACCTGTCTAAATATGGGAAAAATAGATATCTTGTGTATATGCAAGACGAAGAGGGTGCCCAGACTCTATGGAAAGCTATAGATGGTATGCCCTGTATGTTAGAGTTTAATTGTAACTTTTAGATTATGAGCGAAAGCAAAGGATTGGGTGATTCTGTGGAAAAACTAACACGACGCCTAAAAATTAAACAGCTGCTTGACTACCGCAAAAATAAAACAGGGAAGGACTGCGGGTGTTCTAAGCGCAAAGAAAAATTAAATAAAATGTTCCCATACAAAACATCTAAAAATGAAGACGTTTAATCTATTCGTCGTTAAATTAGAGAACAGGCTTAAGGATACTATTACCTCAGAAAGTGGTTTCGAGCTGTACCTAGATGCTAAGTTTGACGACTTTAATAACAGAACGACAGAAGGACCCGTAGTATGTGTGCCGTTTAAATACGACACAGGTGTAGAGGTGGGGGATACATTATACTTCCATCACCTAGTAGTCCTGGGTGGGGATAACAACGGGCAGATATTTACTGAGGAAGATAACACGTATATAGTAAACTACGATCCTAACCACGCAATTTCTAATCAGGCCATAGCATATAAGAGCCAGAAGGATGGGAAGATACGGTGCCTAACGGGATGGTGTTTATTGAAATCAGTGGAGCAGGAGGAACTGACTCTTCAGTCCGACCTCATAGAGATAGTAGATTTAACAGAGAAACTCCCAACAAAAGCAGAGGTGGTATATACATGTAAAGAAGCCGATGAGATAGGCGTTCTACCTGGAGACGTAGTGGGGTTTAAACAAAATAGAGATTATCGTATAACTATAGACGGGGAGGAATACTACCGAACCCGTGCTGAAGATTTAATGTATGTCGAAATATAAATTTACTACAATAAGCGCCTCAGAAAGACTTATGCAGAGCATGGAGGTAGCTATAGATAATATGATTGAAGAGATTAAAAAACCTGTAGATCCTGAGATAAATGGGAGTGCACGTAAAGCAGAGCTTCAATCTATAAAACAAACCGCTACGGATTGTAAAGAACTAATTGTTGAGAGACAGAGGTTATCTCAGATGGTTAAAGATCTAAAGGACAGTGGGGAGATAAGCGGTGCACGGGATTATTCTGGTGGGTTTGCTGAAAGATTCTCAAAATGATACAATGTCGCAGTTGCCAAAGGTTGAAAGAAGAGGAAAAATTTTACCTAAGGGCCGACGGAATAAATAGGTTCAATAGGTGTAAGTCCTGTGTGTCAAAAGAATTGGTGGAGCAGAAGCGTAAGATATACAAATGGGTTGATAATCACAAAGCTTCTATGGGGTGTAGTCATTGTGGGGAGAAAGACAAGAGATGCCTGCAGCTTCACCACAAAGATTCCTCTACAAAAAAGCATAGCGTAGCTACTCTTATAGGTAAAGGGTATATCTTCAGGACCGTTAAAACTGAGGTGGAGAAGTGTGAGGTTTTATGCGCAAACTGCCACTCTATACATCACTACGATGAGCGTAGATCGGGAACATGGGGGGCTGGAAGCTATACCGAAAAGGAGGAGGATCAAGAGTGCACACCTGTCGTTGAGCAGTTAAAACTTTTCCTTAACTTTGTAGAGGAATGAAATTAGCAAAAAGAAATTATAAAAAAGAATATAGCAAGTTTCAGTCTTCACGCGCACAGAAGAAAAACCGCGCACTCAGAAATAGAAACAGAAGAAGACTCACAAGAAAAGGATTGGTAAGGAAAGGGGATGGGATGGATATACACCATAAAGGAAATAGGGTGAAAGTTATGAAAGCCTCTAAGAATAGAGGTATAGCAGAGAAATCAAGATTACGCGGCTCAAAGCGTAAAAAAATTAAATAAAATGTCAAAGTATATATGCAACTGCTTAGATCACGAAGAAGAGATCAGCAAGGTAACCATGTCGGTAAAAGACGGTAAAGTGGTAAGCTCCGCTCAATGTCCATGCGGTCAACCTATGGAGCCCGCCACGCCTAAAACTGGATTTCCTTCCCTGGGGAGAATGAATAGCAATGGTAGTAGCTACTAATGTCCGTACTATTAGACGTTAAGGAATATGATACTCCCGCGATTAAAATTTGCCCCAACGGTACGGAAGGTGAAATTATTGAACTCGGTAGTCTACTCATTTGTCTTCCAAAAAGGCCGCCTAAGAAAGAAATTTTTGGATATAAAAAATCAAACGCTCTGCAAGTGTGGGAGAGGATACCTTTGCCGAAGGAACTGTCTCGTATTAGTTCTATGGATGAGTGGGAAGAAATGCCGAGAGAGTTCCGAGCGAGGTTTCGTCCGTATATCGAAGAAGAGTTTAGGCGTAGGCGTGAGGGTTTTTGGTTTTATAACGACGGTGAACCTATATATATTACGGGGCGGCATTACATGATGCTCCAATGGACGAAGCTAGATGTTGGACACCCTTACTTTTTAAACTTTCAACGTGAGATATTTTTACATATGGTTGCTTGCGAGACTGATCCTCGTTGTATTGGTCAGCTTTATACTAAGTGCCGTCGTTCTGGTTACACCAATATATGCTCTGCTGTACTTGTGGATGAAGCTACGCAAGTTAAAGATAAGCTTATGGGGATACAGTCGAAGACGGGAAAGGACGCGCAGGAAAACATATTTATGAAGAAGGTGGTTTATATGTTTAGAAACTACCCTTTCTTCTTTAAACCCATACAGGACGGTACCACCAACCCACGTATGGAGCTGGCTTTTAGGGAGCCGTCAAAAAGAATAACCAAAAAGAATAAAACCTCCCAGACTGGAGAGGCTTTGAATACGGTTATAAACTGGAAAAATACAACTAACAACGCATATGACGGGGAGAAGTTACACCTGTTGTATCTAGACGAAGCAGGAAAATGGGAAAGACCTACAGATATAAAGGACGCATGGAGGATTCAGAGGACGTGTTTGATCGTCGGAAGAAAAATCGTGGGGAAGGCTCTGGTCGGAAGCACGGTAAATCCAATGGACAAAGGCGGGAGGCAGTACAAGGATCTATGGAAGGATTCAAACCCTTTAGAAAGAAACGCAAACGGTAGAACGGTAAGCGGATTGTATAGGTTGTTTATTCCAGCTCAGGACTCCCTAGAGGGTTTTTTTGATATATATGGTAAGCCTATTACAAGCGATCCAGAGAATGTGGTTGAAGGAATAGACGGTGAGAGTATATCTATTGGGTCTAAGACTTATCTAAAGAATGAAAGAGCATCTCTAAAGCACGACCCTTCGGAGCTAAACGAGGTTACGAGGCAGTTCCCTTTTACAGAGGACGAAGCCTTTAGAGATAGTATCGAGGGTAGCTTGTTTAACATAGGTAAGATATATCAACAGATAGAACATAACGATGAGCTTTTCCCAAACCCCGTAGTTAGAGGTAACTTTATATGGAAAGAGAAAGACAAAGAAGCTGTTTTTAGTGCCGATGTAAACGGGAGGTTCAGGGTTAGCTGGCTACCACCAAACGAACAGCGCAACGTAATAAAAACCGATAGAGGTAAAAAGGTTGCACCATTTGCAGATAGAGGATGTGGGGGAGTTGACTCCTATGACCTAGACGCTACACTAGACGGAAGAGGATCTAAAGGGGCTCTTCACCTGTATAACAAATTTCATATAGATAACCCCTCAAATATGTTTGTTGTGGAGTATGCTTCGCGCCCAGATCTGGCTAAGATATTTTACGAAGACGTCTTGATGGCATCCTTTTTTTACGGGTACCCACTCTTAGTGGAGAACAATAAGTATGGTATAGTAAGATACTTTGAGTCAAGGGGTTATGATGGTTACTTAATGGACCGACCAGAACACCTTAAAGGAGCCTCTTCTACCGCAAGCGTAAAGACCAAAGGTATACCTTCAAACTCTCAGGATGTGATACAAGCGCACGCCCACGCTATAGAAGCTTACGTGCATGACCATGTAGGAATTAACTACGATTCTGGAGAGATGGGGAACATGTATCTTAACGATACAATGGAGGATTGGATAGGATTTAAAATAGATAAAAGAACAAAATTTGACTTAACGATTAGCTCAGGATTAGCGCTTTTAGCAGCACAAAAAGCTAAGCCTAAACCCAGAACAGACTTCACTGAACAGAAGTTCTTTAGGAGATATGATGTAATCGGATGATTCACTATATTTGCATAATATGTATGGACACGACGACGTAAACAAAAAAAATGGATTCCCCGATCCATTAGCAGATCAACAAACAAAAGAGTCCATTTCATATGGACTCCAATACGCTAAAGCTATTCATTCCCAGTGGGGGAAGATGAATGAGGCTTCATCGTTGTTTGGTAAAAGGAATAAAATATTTGAGAGGAATAGGGATTATGCCAACGGTACCCAGGACACAAGTATATATAAGCAGCTGCTTAATTCCCTCTCCCCAAACAAAGGGGACGGTAGTCTTCTAAATCTAGACTACACCCCTGTGCCTATCCTACCTAAGTTTGTTAAGGTGGTGGTAAATAAAATACTTTCCAGAGACCCATACCCAAATTTAGAATCTGTAGACCCTTTATCTTCGTCTGAGAAAAACAAGAAAAAGGAGAAGATTAAGATGCAGGTGGAGGCCAGGGAACTGCTTCAGTCTTTAAAGGAAAAAACTGGGGTTGTTTTAGATATGGACCCCGAGGAGATACCTTCTACATTAGAGGAGGCGGAGATTTTTATGGATACAAACATAAAAACTGATGCAGAGATAGCTGCGCAGATAGGGACAAACATGACCTTAGCCTGGAGTAATTTCTCCGACACAACATATAGAAGAGCTGTTAACGACTTAGTAGCTTTAGGTATGTCTGTGGTAAAGAGGAAGAACGATCCTAATAAAGGTATTAAACTTGAATACGTAGATCCTATATCTTTTGTTCATAGTCACACGGAGGATCCAAATTTTCAAGACATAGTATATGCGGGGGACGTTAAAAGAATGCCTATACATGAGTTAAAAAGATTAGTGGGGGATGAATTTACCGAAGAGGAGTTTAAGAAGATTGCCGAAAAGGTTAAGAATAAGCAAGGTAACGATACAGGGAAGCTAAGTCAAAGTCATTATGACGAAAGGTTGCAGCGTACACAATACGGGTATGATGAATACATGGTGGATGTTTTAGACTTTCAATTTGTATCTGTAGATTGTATGTATTTCGAGGAGAAAGAGAGTAGACACGGAAACAATGGGTTCTACTACAAAGGTTTTGAATATAAAGAGAAAACGGGTAGCGTATACGAGCGCACACCACATAAGATGGAAATGGCTATCGTTTATGGAGGTAGCTATGTGTTAGGTACGGACCATGTGTTTGGTTATGGGCGTCAAAAAAATGTACCTAAAAACGTACACGATATATCTGAGGCTAAACTTTCTTACTCTGTATCGGCAACGAATATGAGGCGTATGATGCCTAAATCTATGGTTGAGAGCTGTACAGGGTTTGCCGATATGCTCCAGCTTACTCATTTAAAGATTCAGCAGTCGATAGCTAAAGCTAAACCAGATGGGTTAATTATAGATATCGAAGGGTTAGAAAATGTACAGCTAGGAAAGGGAGGTGAGTTACAACCGCTGGAACTGCACGATATATACGAACAAACGGGTGTATTCTACTACAGAAGCAAGAACCCAGAAGGCGGTTTCCAAAATCCGCCAGTACGTGAGATAGGTAATACTATAAGGAATATAAACGAGCTTGTTGGTTTGTACAACCATTATATGCAGCTTATTAGAGATACTACGGGGATAAACGAAGCTATGGATGCTTCGTCACCTAAAGGTGATGCACTTGTAGGGGTTCAGCAGCAAGCTATTGCAGCGGGAAATAACGCTATATACGATATAACGAATGCATCTATGATGCTATTTAAGAGAGTGTGTCAGGATGTAGTTAAGTGTTTACAGATAATTCCTATTGAGTCGGTGCTATACAAAGTGTACACCAATGCTATTGGGGAAGAAAATATGAACGTTCTTTCTTCTTTCAAGGACCTTTCTATGTATAACTTTGGGGTTCAAGTAGTTAAGGAGATGGAAGATGAGGATAGGCAATTCCTAGAGCAGAATATCCAGATGGCACTTCAGCAACAGCAGATAGATTTAGAAGATGCTATGTCCGTTAGAGCGTTAAAGGATGTTAACCAGGCCGAAAGACTTCTTATTATACGTAGGAAGAAAAGGATGACTGAGCAACAGCAGATGGCTCAGCAAAATTCTGAACAACAAGCTCAACAGGCAGCCCAGGCTACGCAGCAGGCTTCTGAATCTAGGATGCAGGAGCTTCAGGTTCAGGCTCAAATAGACACACAGGAGATACAACTTAAAGCTCAGCTAGAGATGCAGTTAACTCAGATGAAGCATGAGTTTAATAAAGAGATAGAAACTATACGCGCCCAGGCTACCTTAGGATTTAAAGAAGACGATCAGGAGTTTAAAGAGAAACTGGATGTACTCAAAGAGGACAGAAAAGATGAGCGTCAGGTAGCCCAAGGAGATCAACAAATGGCTATGAAACAAATGGACCAACAACCTGAGGGTCAACAACAAATGATTTAATATGGCAAGGATAAATTTCGATATAGCAAAAAGATTAGATATAACGTGCCGAAGAGGAGATTCTTTTAGTTTAGAACTCACTCTTAAGGACTCAAGTGGTATACCTATAAATTTATTTGGATCTGAGGGTCCTGCAAAGTTTCATATGTTTGCTCAAACCCCTGATGGTAAGACTCTTGTTTTTGTTACTGCGGGTTCATCATCAACACAAGGTTTTAATGGAGTGACTATAACCCCAAACATTACAGATGATATAAACTCTACCACGGCGGATACCAGCGACGCTAGCTATGATGCGTCTACCGCAGCAAAAGGAATTGTAAAATTTGAAGCTACAGCTCTTGAAATGAAGCTTCTGCTTATAGACCCGTTCCCAAGTAACCTTGTATATGATATACAATATGTTGATCAAGCTGCTGCAAATCAAGTTGATTCTTCAGATAACGCAAGGACAATATTATTCGGAAACCTTTTGATAAAAGATGATATGAGTGTTGTGTCATGAATGTCACTATAACTACATCATATGGTTCTACAACCGTAACTTCCCCTACGGAAATTGCAGTTAAAGCTACGGCGCCTACAGAGATAACGGTTACTCCGACACGCCCTAGCAGGATACAGATTGAAGCAAAACTTAATTCAAAGTCTTTACGTTTATGAATACACTAAAGAAAAATAAAGGGGGGAAGCTTACTATCTCCGATAAGAAGGTAGAAGTAGCCCCTCCCAAGGGCTACCACTGGATGGAGGATCGTGGTAGGTATTTTCTTATGAAAGGAGATTATGCACCGCATCCAGGCGCAGTAGAAAAAGCAAAGTTTAAAACAGCAAACCATGGCAAGTAAAAAAAGACCAGGCCTATGGGCTAATATAAGGGCAAAGAAAAAAAGAGGGGAGTCGCCAGCTAAACCAGGTGAAAAAGGCTATCCGTCAAAAAAATCGTGGAAGAAGGTTACGTCTCTTGGTTACGGGGGTAAGGTCAAAGTAGTTAAAAAAAAGAAACGTAAATAATAACTATATTTGCATATAAACAAAATTAAAAAATGGCAACTACAGCAACAATAAGTTTATCTAGCGATATTTCAGGTACAGGGACAAGAGTGGCTGAAACAGCAACTTTAACTAAGTCTGGGTCAGACACCACTAACTTAGATCAGTTTACTGGAGTTAGTACAATCTATTTTGCGGCTGCGCAAACTGCCATTCCCTTGATAGTAGCTGACTCAGGCGTCCCTTATGATTACGCAGACACCACCGTTGCTCACAAAGTTTACATTAGAAATGCCAGTACTAGCACGAGCTGTAGCGTTCAGGTTGATATTGACTCAACCGCAAATGAGCCTTTAGGTAAGCTATTTTACGGAGATTGGTGTTTTTTCCCATGGATGGGAACAAAAGACATTGACATAACCACCAACGAAGTCGGCATGACCATAGAGTTTGCTGTTATTTCTCAATCAGTAGCATCATAATATATAGCAATGGCAACAACAGCATCATTCACATTAAACGCCCCAGATTTTACTGGTGGAAGTTCTTTTACCGTATCTACTCAATTATATAAAGCTGGAACGACTACTGCAATAGATCAATTTACAGGAATAGCAAGAATTTTTAAAGAATCTGCTACTAATAATATATCTCTAGTCGATAGTGGTGACTACACTTCTGATAAAGCCCATAAGCTTTATGTTAAAAACACCTCAACCACAGCCGCTAGCACATATATTTTGATGGAGGTTGCTACTGACGAACCTATAGGCAGGCTTTTCCCAGGGGACTGGATGTTTATTCCTGTAGATGGAACAGATCACATAAAGGCATCAACTTCTGCCGCAGGCATGAGTTTTGAATGGGGCTTCTTTCACGAAGGATAATAAATAGATTAAATGGCAACAGTATCAGCATCATTAAGTTTAACCAGCACGGATCTTACAAGCAATGGCCTTGCTATATCCACTAGCACAAATTTAGTTAAGGCTGGGACGAAAAGAACAGGGTTAGACAACACGTCTGGCGTTGGGAGAAAGTCAACAGAATCTACAAACCAATACACTCTTTTATACGCAGATGAGTATACGGCTGACAAAGCTCATAAGGTATACTTAAAAAACACCTCTGTAGTTGCCTCTGAATATTTTCTAATTTCAATAGATGACGAACCAATGGGAAGGTTGTACGCAGGAGACTTTGCGATTTTTCCCTGGTCTGCAACTGATGGAACTAAAGAAGTTGCAACGTTAACATTTACTGGGACTTGGACTACATCGGATAGTCTTACTTTTGACGGCGTGACTGTTACCACTGGATCTGGAGTAAACGCTAGTGGTGCTGCAATGAGAGCTGCGGTATACCCTAATTGGACTACTTCTGGAGCTGACGCTGATTGCATTTTTACCGCTAAAAAATCTAGGGCAGATCAAGAAATTGATGCTTCTGAGATGATTATATCGGATGCTAGCGGAAGTGATGCTACTATATCTGTAGCAACAACTACTAATGGTCTTGACGATGCTTCTAATATTAAAATTACACCAAGTGTGGCTACAACGATGTTGTTAGAATACGCACTACTATACGAATTATAATGGGCAGTGTAACAACTACATTAAAAATTTCATCTGCCGACGTGCTAAGCACTTCTGTTAGTATTAATGTGCTTTCAGTTTTGAACGCAGATAGTGGTACGTTAAGTAGAGCTAAAGTGGTGAAGACCGCAGTAGACGCTAACGCATTAGAGGTGTATACTCTTAATGATAAATCAGAGTCAGCGTATTTATATCTAAGGAACCTAGAGACAGAGAAAGAAAATTACGTTACTATATATAACGTTACTGATAGTAATGGACACGTAGCTAAAGTTGGTGGAGGAGAGTTTTGTTTTATCCCTGTTGATGTTACTAAGAGTTACAGAGTATTCGGAACAAGAGTAGACTCCATGGTGGAGTTTGCTGTATTCGGTTTAGACAGCTCAGCTGCTGGACCATTCAATCAGAGCTAAATAAAATAAAGACATGGCAACATTAGCAAATCAAGGGGAAGCATCACAAACAGCATTTGGACAACACGGAAGCGCTTTTATAGACGCATTAGGAAGTATGATCGTTCCGCCTGCGGGAAAATCTATAGTAGCTATACAGTTTTTAGGGGACACTCTACTTGACATACTTGTAGCTGAAGACTCAGAACAGTTTATCAATATAACTGGCTCAGCTCATAACACAAATTTTGATCAAGTTGATAGCAATCATGACTCAGCGGAAGACCCAAATTTTTTACGTTTTATTGATTTTGGAGCTAACGCTACCGCTAATATTGGTGATTACGTCTATTCTCCTGCGGGGGAATTTTTAGCTATAGTTAAAAACGTTGGGTTTAATTCAGCAGGCGAAGCAGATGCGCACAGAATAGAGCTGGATAGAGATGCTGTAATAGCTAATTCAGCGGTGTTATCTTTTGCCAGCAAACAAGAAGGTGGAGGTGGGACTGCCGTCGCTAATAACAACGTCTTCCCAAAAGGATTAACTATTTACGGAAGGTGGCAAGCTGTTAGTCTTCAAGCCAACCAAGCTTCCGATGGAGCAATATGTTACTTCGGACCAAGCGCTTTAAAGCGCGAATTAGGACATTCATAAACAAAACAATTTAATATAATGGAAGAACAATTTGAAAAGGTGGAGATCTTTGATACTCCCGAACAACTTGCTGCCTCTATGCAGGCAGACGCACAAACTACAACTACAGAGGAGGCTCCACAGCAGGAGTCTCAACCTGTTTCTGAGCCAGAGGTTCAGGAGCAACCGCCTCAGGAGACTCAGCCAGAGGCAGAGACTCAGCTAGAGGAACAACCTCAGGTTGAACAACAAGAAACTAACGCTCCGCAGGAAACTGTAGAGCAACAACAATATTCAGAAGATCAGATAGAAGAGGCGGTGTTCTCGTACATGAGCGAAAAGCTCGGGAGGAACGTTACA